GCTATTAATAAAGATCCGATTTGTAACGTTTTTATTTTTACTGGATCATTATTTAAGTTAACAGTTGTTGTCATGTTTTTTTTTCTCCGTTGTTTATGTGAAACTTTATTGTCCCACACTTATATAATATCACATTTTACAGGTGATACAACCTTTTTTTTATTTTTTTTTATTTTTTTCTCCGTTTTTTAAATTAACCTAAATCAAATTTTTCAAGTAATTTACCTAGTGTGCTTTCTTTAGGTACACCTGTTATTACACCTGTGTATTTAGACTCAGGGCATATCTCTTGACCATATTTTCTTAATAAATCTTTTAAAAACCAGTATTCTCTTGATGTTAGTTTTTTTAAATCTGTTCTCATTATTTACCTTCCTTTGTTATAGGCATAATTGCCTACTATACAGTATATATATTTCTGATATATTGTCAAATGCCTACCTATATTTTTTGGTATCCTTCCCCATAACTAGCCATAGGTAGGCACAGAAAGGATGAGTATGAAAGGTTTATTTATTAGAATTGATGATAAAGTTTACGACAGATTAAAGAAAGAATCTAAAAATAAAAGAGTTCCTATGGGTAGACTTGTTGAACATTATTGTGAGGAAGGTTTACAGGACCAAGGTGCATTCAGAAGATTGTTTGGTTTCTAGTGTTTGTTAAATTTGCAATTTGGATTATGGTTTTTTCTAATTACCCTCCACCAGCAAATCATTATTATGTAGGTGATACTAATACTTGTAAAAACGCACAGGAATTAGTTGACGATTGGATAGCCAGACATCATAAACCAAAAGGTTATTACGGATGGGTATGCCTAAAATGGGAAGAACATTTAAATTTATTATATGCTGGAAGGCGATATAAGGACCGAGTGAACGATGACAAAATACAAAGCGATTAGAACTGAGGTTGATGGTATCACCTTTGCCTCAAAGAAAGAGGCTATGCGATACAAAGAATTAAAATTTTTAAGAGAACAAAAAAGAATTAGTGATTTAGTATTACAACCGAAGTTTCCTATTGAAGTTTGTGGGAAAAAGATATGCACATACATTGCTGATTTTATGTACTACGAAAATGGTAATAAGATTATTGAGGATGTAAAGGGAGTAAAAACTTCTGTGTATAGAGTAAAAAAAAAACTAACCGAAGCTATTTATGATATAACAATAAAGGAGGTATAATGGCTGAACCTAAATACAATATAGAATTAATTAATCCTGACCATTACAAACAAGGAACTATTGAGTGCATAGATTACATACGAGATAGACTTGGCTATGAAGGATTCAAGGCTTACCTTCTGGGTTCACATTACAAATACACTTATAGATTTTCTTATAAACATAAACATCTTGACCCACTCTCACGCAAAAAAGAAGAGGATAGAGATTTACGCAAGGCAATGTGGTATCTATGTCGCTACCAGGATATGCTTAAAAAGGAAATAGAAGCTCATGAGGAGATAGATAATCGTCAAGAGGTAGAATATGTAGATGGGGATATACCAAGTGATACTGAACAGAAATAGTGAAACGCATAGATTACTCGCAAAGGAAGCTATAGAATTTCTTTTATTCTGTCTGAATAATGATATGAAACTAGGTGATATACAGCGAATGTATATTAAAAAAGAACTGACTAACTTGACCTATGCGAATGTCCTTCAGGCATTAATTAACGAGCATATTGATTGTCATGTCAGACTATCCATGAAGAATGAAGAAGAACAGCGGACCACATAGGCTTAAATGTGATTGGTGTAATAAGATATTCTGGAGTGATGAACCTTTTGTTGTGACAGCAAACAGAATAACATTAGAACTAAAGTGCAATGAACAATTTGTTAAGAATGGATACAGACTACAAGGACAAAATACGGAAGAAGATTCTGGATAATGGTAAGAATAATATACAGAGTGTATACTCTGGAGGACCATTTACTGTTGTACCAAGAAGAGCTTTGAATGATAAACGCATCGCCAAGTCACCAATTAAATACCTGGTATTATCTGTGTTATGCAGCTGTGCAAATAATTATACAGGAGTCTGCTTTCCAACATATCAATACATTGGTAATCAAGTCATGAGAGATAAATCAAGTGTATCCAGAGCTGTAAAATCTCTGATTGAATGGGGCTATATCAAACGACTCAGAAAAGGTTCTCCGTTGTATAAGAATGTAAAACATAAATCAAGTGTCTATAGAATACTCTATGACCCATTAATGAACGATAAGGAAGTACATTCCAGAGCATTAATTAACGATGAGGAGTTGCAACAAATAGAACAGAACGATACAATACGAGTTGCTATGAAACCAGATAAGAAAACACAAAGAAGTTGCGGTGAGAGCAACAAACAAGTTGACCCTAGCGCAACTAAAACTAGACTCAATGAACTAGACTTAAATAATAATAATAGAAATACTATTAAAGAGAATAAATTAAATGAAATGGAAATGATGAAGAAGTTCCAGAACATCCATTTAAAAATCTACCAGACAACATTCCAACCAGATAGGAGAGATTGGAGGCAGATGACAGAACTCATTAAACATCAGGATGCAACATCAGCACTACTAACTAAGATTGAGAATATACTGAGAAAGAAAAAGAAACCACCTGTGTTTCCTATATCATACATACTAGCTTGTTTAAAGCCAGAACCTACCACAGTTAAAGAAGTTATGAAGGACTTGGCAAAAGCAATGCGACCAAAAAGGAGATTGAAGTTTGATTAATTTAGCAAACCTAGAGTCAAGTCTAGAAATGCAAAGCAAAGAATACGCAGTAATCCTACCTCGCAAAATAAAAAAAGGCGAACTGCCAAGTGGCACACCCAGGGGGGAGGGGGGTCTATGCGTATAGGGGGGATGCCACAAAAATATTTTTCAACTTTTACAAAGGAGTTTTTATGGTTGATAGATTAAATGCTGTCGTACCTATAGATGGTAAAGATGGTAAAACTTATTGGCATAGTGTCGGTAAGGCTTTTCAGAATAAGTTTGGAGGGTGGGATGTTATATTTAATTCTTTGCCAATACAGACGAAAAGCAAAGACGGAAGTCTAATTATGAAGGTTATGTTGTTACCACAAAAGGATGGTCCTACATCAGCACCTTCACCACAGCCTAGACAGAATAATCAATTTGAAGATGATATTCAGTTCTAATGACTAAAAGAGTCCTTCCTCGCCTTGACAACTTTGCTAGTGTCCGACAAATCAAAAGAAAGATTAAGGGTAGTGAAGTTATTTATAAAAATCGTGATGCGTTAGCTAGTGAATTAATAAATATTGGTACAGCTAATATCTCGGATGTTGTTACATGGGATAATGGTTTAGCCAAGGTCAAGGATGTGAAGGATATACCTGAACACGCATTATCAGCCATTAAGAGAATTAGGATACTAAAAGATGGTACTCTTGATATTGAGATGGTTGATAAGGTGCGTGTTTTACAATTACTTGCCAAGAGTGCTGGATTACTAGATGCCGAAACTGAGGGTGATAAACCAGCGGTTATTGATATTAAAATGGTTGGACCTGGAGAAAACAATGACACTTGAAAAAATGTTAAATGAGAAACAGAAGGAAGTTCATTATTTACAGATGCGTTTAAAAAAATGTATTGAACAAAAAGAAAGATTAAAAAAAAAGAATGACCGAACATAAGTTGTTAGATTTGTTTTCTGGTATCGGAGGTTTTAGTTATGCTGCTGAACAGTTTGGAATAAAAACTATTGGTTTTGTTGAAAAGGATGAATTTTGTCAAAAGGTCTTAAAAAAACATTGGAAAAATGTTCCAATAGAAAGTGATATTAGAAATGTTAAAGGAGATAATTATGGAACAGCTACCATTGTTTCAGGAGGATTTCCCTGTCAACCATTCTCGGTTGCAGGAAAACGCAAAGGACAAGATGACGATAGATACCTCTGGGATGAAACTATTAGAGTTGTTGCCGAGTGCAAACCGAGGTGGTTTATTGGAGAAAATGTTGACGGACTTGTTAACATCCAAGAAGGCATGGTACTCAGACAGGTGCAAGATGATTTGGAAAAAGAGGGTTTCCAAGTCCAATGTCTTG